TTTACCAAACACATTTTCTTTAGTGGTTTGATTTAATTTTTGACCAATGTTAGCATTGGCTTCAGGAGCTGCCACGGCAGGAGGAGGTGTTGGTGCTGCCGGTGGTGTTGGTGTGGTAGTTGGTATTGGTGCATTTGCTGGTGATGAGGATTCTCTTTCTTTTGTTGTTGTTCCTGTTTTTGCATCAAAACCAACAGACTTGAGATAATCTTCTTCTTCTTTTCCTTGTTTTCCAACTTCATACCAAGAAGCCTTAATTGCACCTTCTTTATGTGCCTGACGGAGTAAGGTGGCTCTTTTTGATGCAACTTCATCATCAGCTGCTTCGGTAATTGCTTTTCCTTCTGTGGAAAGATCCGCCGCTCCTTGAACCTTTGAAGCTTCTGCATGAGATTCTTTTGAAGCCGCTAGCATTAATGCACCAAGACTGGTGGCAAGCAAGATGGCACCACCTACAGGACCCATAAAGAAACCTGCAACTCGACCTAATACACTCAATGCAGTTTTAGCCGCACTGCCAAGACCAAAAGCTCCTAAAAGTTTATCAACAAAACTTTCTTCATCTTCTTTTTCTTCTTTGGCTGTTGGATTATCTTTTTTATCTTTTGCTTCTTTCAAGGCATCAAGAAGTTCTTTATCTTTTCTATCTTTTTCTTCTTTACCTTCTTCTTCAAAATTCTTAGTTTTTTCCGCCTGTAATTTATCCTCATCGTAAGATTTTTGCATAAGGGTTAATATTTTTTTCAACATATCAACCACATCATTATCTGGTGTACTCAATGGTGCAATTTTTGTTGCTTTGGCACCAGTTTCTTTAGTTTTGCCTTTTTCTTTTTTAGAATTACCAATTACTTTTTCTAAAAGTTTAAGTTCTTTGTACAGATTAAAATTGGTTAAAAATATGGCTAATTTTTCCATATTCTCTGGATCAAATTTTTCTTCAAGTATCTTTATAACATTTTCAGTTTCTTTACTAATAATGGGTTCTTTAGGAACATCTGTTTCCGTTTCTGGAGTTTCTGTTGTGTTAATTTGAACTTTTAAACTTTTAGGACCAACATATACAGTAAAGAAACCGGGTTTATCGTTAACTGGAGAAACAATAATGCTGGCTTTTTTAAGTTGAGCCCATTTACCTAATTGTTTTTTTAATCTATCAATTTGAAGTAAATACAACATGGCAGCTTCAGGACCATTTTTACTGGTCTTTTCAGCTTCAGTTGCAATGGCCATCATTGCGTCTTTTTCTTCTTGCGTCAGAAAAATTGTTTCGTGTTGGCCTTCAACCTTTACGTCTGTTTTTACTTCTGAATTTGGCATTTTATCCTAATAACTTTCTTAAATATATTGGGCGGTCGTCAATCTTTTCGTCTTTTTGTGCAACCGCTTTATTTCCAGTTTGACTTGTTGTTGTACTATTATTTACAACAGTTGGAGCCTTGGCAGTTTTCAACTCATCTTTGAGTGTATCATTTGTTTTGGATACAGAAGCAACAGAAGATGATTTTGGTGTTGTGGTGACCTGTTCAGGTATTTGTTTGTTTTTGCCAGTAGATACATCGGTTGCCGTATCTCCTTTATTTGCAACAAGAACGGGAGAACCAGGTTTAACTGGATTATCCGGTGTTGCTGGTGTGTTAGCCAATTGAACGTGCCAATCTTCACCATTTACAGGCCTTGCAAGGCCAAAAGATTCTAACCATCCTGTAGATTTATCTCTTGGGCCAGCAAGAGCATTTAATCCAGCCGCACCTTTACTATTAATATCAATTGCAAATCCGGCAGCATGTAAACTTCCTTTGCCATTTCCAAATGGTGGTCCTGGTTCTGCAACTTTCTTTCTTGCAGCTGCAACATCTCCACCGTTTCTAGCTAACTCAGCATCAAACAGTTCTTTTTGTTTTTCATTTGACCTGTAGGCAGAAGTAATAAGTAATTTTTGGCCTGTTTTAGCTTTATAATCTGCAGCCATTGCGGCAACTCGTTCTTCAAGTGAGCCACTTAATTTTGATGTATCAACTCCTGCTTGTTTTGTAACAAGAGAATCTAAACTACCAGTTGCAGCCACTCTAGTGGGATCTGTAATGTTTTTATTTTGGCCTTCTGTGGAAGCAAATGATATTTTTGGTGGTACTTTTGTTGCCGTGGCTTCCAATGGTGGTGCCGAATCTCCGCCTTTTGTACCTTCTTTCAATAAGCCAACAACTTCAGGTGCTCTTTGACCAACTTGGCCATACCATTTACTTTTTTCTAATTCACCAGCGGCAGAATTAACATCACCTTCACCCATTGCTTTGGAAAAGTTTGGCCATCCTTTGTACCAATTAGAACCCATATTAAAAGCCAAGTCGGTCAATGCAGCTTGACCTTTATCGTTTAACTTACCAAAACCTGGAGTTTTCTTTGCACCTTCTTTGTGTTCTTTATAATCTTCAGCAAAAAGATTATTTACTTCATCTTCACTAAATTTTCTATTCCATTCTGGCGGTAAAGTTTTACCATTACCAATCAAATGACCTACACCAACAGTCCATAATCCTTTTGTATCTTTGTAAGGTTCTAATTTAAAACCTTCATGGCGTTTAATCATATTCATTGCAAACTTATCGCCACCACCTTGTGGTATAGATGCTGTTTTGGGTGCTGGCACTTTAGGTTCTGCTTTAGCCGGTGCAGCTGGTGCAGGTTGTTGTACCATGGGTGCCGCAGGTGCTTTAACAGCTGCTTCTTCTTTGTTTTTACCTGATACAGCCATACCCAATACCATGGCGCCCGCACCAGATTCAAGTATATTACCACTTAAACCTTTTTTAGGTTTCTTTTTTTGTTTTGGCTTTTCTTTTTTCTTTTTTGGTCCTCTTACAGCATCAACTAATTTTTTACTTTTATCTTCTTCTTCTTGCTGTTTTTCTTCTTTTACATTATTGGCAAGTTCTCTTTTTTTTAATTCATTCTTACGCATTTTGACCATAAGGTCATAAATGTTGCCTAATATTTTTACAGATTCGGTGGAGAATTGAGAGTTGCCAAGACTTTCGGGCGCTAGAGATTTTTTCATACCAGAAACTTTTGCTTTAGTTTCTGGAGAAACCGTTTTTTTAGAAGAAGAACCCGTTGAAAGTTTATCTTTCACCGAGGAAGAAATTTTAGATTTCATTTATCTTTTCTTTTGTCTTTCTTTTATGCGAGCATTTTCTTCTTCAACATATTGAATAAGCAACGTGATGTAGATATCACGTTCCCAAGGTAACATATTTTCAAGTTCAGTTAGACTATACTTATGGTGCTGCATCAAAGAAAAGTTAGTCTTGTAGTAATTCTGCAAATTGTCATGACGAAATGTTAGCCGAAAAAACTTTCAAGTCCTTCGACATCAATGGTGTGGTGAAAACCACACTTGCTACAATCAATTTCAATTGTTTCTTTTAATTGAGGTAATTTATTAAAAAATTCTTCAACTTTATTAAATTGTTGTTGGTTCATGCCTTCTACAAATTCCAACATTTCACCTGGTTGAGCTTCATGGTCATAATAAAATTGTTCGCCATCATAAATTGATTCAATACTTTCAGCAATCATATTAAAAGTGATGTCGTTCAAGTTTTCATACTTAAAAGAATCTTTAACAACTCCAAACTCTGGATATTTCATTTTGATTACAATTTTATCATCCAATTGAATCTCAGGATTATTTTCGTTGGTTGTTACTTTAATATCTAAAAGATTGACTTCTTTTTCCATAATATTATTACAGGTTTTTCCGTCAACTTCATTATTACAACGATACCGACTTTCAACAACTTCACCAACGGATTTAGCACGAAGGTGAATAAAGTAATATTCAATATCAATAATAGGCAATTTTTCAACATCAATGCCTTCTGTCAAAGTACAATTATAAAGAATATCTTTAATGCACTCATGTATTGTGCTGGATTCTTTTGATTCCATTGCCATTAACAGGTTCTTCTGTTCTTTGACAAGGAACGGTCTAAATTTTACTTTCTTTTTTGAAAGTGGCAGTTCAACTTCATAAGTTGGCACATCAAGTTTTGGTAACATATTTTCCTCACATTCATTTACAACGGGTTTTATTTATCACTCAAATAAATTTTTAAAGTCAACATTTTCTACTGCATTGGGTAGATTGTCTAAAGCAGAACCAATTGCTCCAGCCGAACTACCACCTAAACCACCAATCATACTTGAAACAGAAGCTAATCCAGCATCCACCAATTCCATACCAAGAGCCTGTAGAGAATTGTTTTTCCATTGTGTATAAGCAAAGGTTACATTTAATTTAACGTATCCATCAGCGCTCCAATCCAAATCTACTTGATTCATTGAAACTGGATAAGCGTCAATCAAATCAACAGAATAAGATAATTCCCCTTGCGAATTATATTGATTAACGGTAATTGTGGTAACATAATCACCTTTGTATCTAAAATTATAATTGTAATTTGGATTGATAAAGTTCAACCATGCATCAAAAAATACTTTTTGGCTCATATCACTATCTATGATAAAAGACAAATCTATATCGGTATAAGATGTTTTGTATGGATATTTTTCAACAGGATTAGAACCTATTTTTTGCTCAAGTGTTTCAAATGTTCTACCAGGTAGTTGTGCATTTTCACAACGATAAGTTAAACTTTTTGCAGAATTAACATAAGGTATCAATGTCAAAGGTACAGGAATGCTCACATCAAATCGATTCGACTTTGCCGGATCAGTTTTAAAGCTTGCCCTAAATTGAGATATATCTCCTGCTGCCATTTACTTTTCCTTAATTTTTCTTAATTTCGTCTATGGAATCTTGCCAAACTTCTTTTGGTTTGGCACCTTTAAACAATTGCATAGGTAAGAATATTGCCACATCCCACTCATTTGGTTGAATGGTAAGTATCTTTGATTTTGTATGGTTATACAAGTATCTTTTAATACATGGCCTAAACTCACGGAAGCGTCTGGAGGCGTTCAAAATGTCATAAGTAATACGAATACGTTTGACTTCATCCTCATCGTTCAGGACTGCGTAATCCAAAAGTTTATCTAAAAATGCCACCCTATACTTAATTGGTAAATAATGAAGATTTAACCCAAGAAAACCATCATTATACTTTTCCAATACCAATACCAAAGGAAAACGGTCATAATAAGGCAAATCTGCCTTTCCTTTGGGATCGTAATAAAAACAATATAATCCACCCAACATCAATCGATTTGTTTTTCGAATGGCTGCTTCACGAGCAACACCAATTGGAATTTGTGATGGATTTTTTAAATCAGCGATTTTTTGACCCAACCACCTATAAGCATCTCTAGATAAAGATTGAAGTTGAGCAGCAGTTTTTTGCTGAGTAATTTGTGTAAGTTTAGATGCCATAATGGTTATTTAGTTCATAGTCCTAGATGTTCTTCTGTGAGTATCTTAAACTCCCATTGACGATCTAAACAATATTCAGTAGCATATTTCCATTTGGCCTGATTGACACTCCATGTTACTACCTCATTTATATATTGTCTAGTAACACGTTTTTTCTGCTGTGGTTCTTGAGTTTGGTGCTTTGGTTTAACTTCTATCATCATTGTTTTGGTTTTACCGTCTTTGGTTTTAACCTTAACAACAAAATCAGGAAAGTACCGGTGCCATTTATTATCAACGGGAGAAATGTAAGGTACAATAATTTCTTCTGACCCCCAAGATATAATGTCTGGATTTTTGTCGAGCCAATTCATTACCATTGCTTCCCAGCTCGATCGGTAAATGATATTTTTGTAATCCCCAACGTATTTTTGAGGATTGGAAGGTGTAAATCGTCCTGAATATGCCATAAATATATGTATATCTTATTTCAATAAAGGTTTCAAATGGCTATTATTTCTATACCAAGTTCAATTGGTGGAGTATCTATACCAGGGGCAGCTATAAATGGTCCTTTGGGTGCTCTATTTGGAAATAAATTTAATGTTGATAGTTTAAAATATCCAAGAGATTTGGAATCTGCTACAAGGGGCCATGTGGTTAAATTTTCTATTAATGAAATTCAACCAATTGGTTACCAAGAAGGTAAAGAATATTCATTATCTTCAGTTGGTGGTGGAATTGTAGATGCTGGAACAAATGCCATTAAAAGTTTTTTTGGTTCGGGTGCACCTGATGATGGCAATACTAGTTTTAATCTTACACTAGAACCAAGAAAAAAGAAATTGGCCGCAACAATATCTTTATACATGCCGGATACTGTTAATTTTACTTATGATGCTACTTATAATGACCAAAACTTGACTGATGCAATTTCTTCAGCGGCAGAAGCATTACCTGGAAGTTTAGGTAAAGCAGCAAAAATGATTACTGGTGCAATAGATTCTGGTGCAGGTAAATTATTATTGAAATCACAAGGTTTGGCAGTAAACCCAAACCAACAGTTATTATTTGATGGTATACAACTCAGAACATATCAATTGGCTTTTACTTTTACGCCATATTCAAAACAAGAAGCAGATACCGTTAACAAAATTATAAACACGTTTAAATTATATTCTCGGCCAAGGACTGTAACGGGTACAGGTGGTATGTTGTTTATACCTCCAGCAACATTTGATTTGGATTTTTTATTCAACGGCGCACCAAACAAATACATTAACAAAGTTGCTGAAAGTGTAATTACTTCAGTTGATGTTAATTATGCGCCAGATGGATGGTCTGCACATAGTGATGGTTCTCCCGTTCAAACACAAATGACTTTACAGTTTAAAGAACTTTACCTTGTTGACAGAGATGGTACTAGTGGTGTTTCTAAAGGATATTAAGTATGCAATATTTTGATAATCTTCCAAAAATTATTTACACAGATAGTTCTGGTGTTCGGTCAATTCGTACAGACTTGTTGGCTCGTGCAAGTGTTATTCCCAAAATTCTATCTAATCCAATGTTATACTATAAGTATGACATACAAGACGGCGATACACCAGAAATTGTTGCTCACAAATATTATAATGATTCTTATCGTTATTGGATAGTTTTATTTGCAAACCAAATGTTGGATCCACAATGGGATTGGCCATTAACATATAGTCAATTTAATGATTATGTAAATGACAAATACAACAGCGTAGATATATACAATACAGTTCATCATTATGAAAAAGTAATAACAAGTTATGATTACACAACACTTATCACAACAACTAATACCGTGGAAGTAAGTTTACAAGAATATAATTCATTGTCATTAGGCACAACAACTTACACTCTGCCGACTGGCGCAGTAAATGTAACAATTAGTGGCAACATTATAAGTGTGTATCAATATGAATTAGGTCTTAACGAAGCCAAAAGAACCATTAATCTATTAAATGTTTCTTATGTTGATCAAATTGAGAAAGAAATAAAAAAATTATTTAATTAAAATATGGATACTCAACCAGTAGAATCTCCCGGATTATATTATCCACAAGATTATAATCTTAGCACACTCAATTTTTTGACGTCTAATGGTAAAAGAATTGAAATGAAAAAAATAATGAGAGAATTATCTTATTATGAAGATATCTACACATTTGCAATCTCTGGTTATATTAAAATAGAAGATTCACAAGGTTTTATTGAATCACTACAATTAACTGGTAACGAATACCTAGAAGTTAATTTTGG